GTTTGAATCAACAGGAGATTGGTCAAATGATTTTTTAGTAGCTCTACTTCTATAATTTAAATCCGATACTAATGTTTGTGTTTCAAATCTAACTTTATTTCCAAGACTATTACCCGTTGATGGTACAACTGCAGTTACTTCTCTATCATATGATTTATATTGAAATGGATATGAACTAATATCTGTAAAATTAGAAGCAATCGATTCAGTAACATATGTTTGTATTATTGATACGTTTTTAATAGAGGTACTTGAGTATCTGTTTTTAGGATACTCATAATCATTTCTAAATAATAAATCAGTAGATGATGCAGATATATGATTTCCATCTACTGCATCTGGTAATAATGTATGATTATCAATTCTTGATTGTGATAATGGAGTTCTCCATAATCTATACTCATCAACCGAAGCAGTTAAGTTAGTACCACCTAACGTTAGTAAACTACCACTCTTCCATGAATTTGTTCCTGAACGTATTTCTAAACTTGAACTAAGTTTAGTTCTAATTCTTCCTTGAAATGATTCCTGTGCATATACATCAAATACATCAAATGAACCAGATACTACTTTTTGTACTACTATTTGAGTATATTCATCATTAAATAAAGAACCAGTTCCAGTTGAAGATGAAAGTATAGTATTACTTCCACTAATTTTAAATTGTACTTCTGCAAGAGAACCTGTATTTGCGATTAAATTCAATGACCACCCATCGGTACTCACTATCTCTTGGTCTTGTCTTTGTTCCGAGTTTATTCTTAGTTCAACTGCATTAGGATAATCATCACTAAATACTGATGTGTGTTCTTTCCAAGGTAAAGTAATAGCTGCAGAACCACTTAGTAATATTGAAGCAGTTCTATCATCATATGTGAATTTGGTTGGAGTATCTCCATCCGGGTCACTAGGTCCTCCAAATTCCATCACAGTCAGTAATGAAGCAGGAACACCATAACAACTTAACGCTGCGGATATTGCTCGTTTTGTACCTTTATGTTTATACAAATATGGTAGATTGTTTAATAATCTTCTCCATATTTCATTTTGTCTATCCTTACCACTTAAGGAAGTTGTTTTATTACCATCCTTATCTTTACCAAATGCATATTCCCAAAGTGCTTGTCCAGAAACACCCATATCGGCATTCCATCCCAAGGATTCTAACATATGATATAACATAGTATCATCTATACCATATTCATGTGTATTTTCAATTCTATTACTTTTAGATATTGCTTTGATATGTGTGTATATAACATCAAAGTGTTGTCCAATCATATCAGAGAATAAAATGAAATCAGAATTGTTTTCATCATCTTTAATATGTTTTGGTAAATTAAATGATAATCGAGATGTGTTATTATAATCAAATGATTGAGCTGAGTTTAATATTCCAGCAAACCAACTTATAGTAGATGAGTCATCTGATGATGAAAGTGTATTCTCTCCCGCTCCAGGATACGTTAATGAACCTGATTCGTTATATAGATATTTTTCAAAAGAATCAAATCCCCTTCTTACTTCACCTATTTTAAATTGTATATTTTTAGCTTCTTGAGTTGTTGCAATTGATGAAGTTAGTGAATTTACAATATCATATTTAGATTGATATGATTCTAATAATTTTACTTTATAGTAAAAATTTTGAACTCTCTCATCTGCAGATGAATATTTAATAAACTCTTTCCAATTATAATCTTCATCACCAGTTTGTTCTAATATTAGTCCAGTACCAACTTCATTTATTATTGAAGATTGACTTACAAATTCTATATTTAAATTATCTAATGAAAAATTACTAGATGATACAAATTGATTTACAACATCGGTAGATGAGGTAGAACCACTTGTTATTAAATCATCCATTATTTGATATCCAATTGTATCAGTAACATCTAATTCAAAGTTAGGAGTTAATGGAGTACAGTTGTTAACTATATCATCTGTAATTGTTATTCTATCAATTAATGGAATTGATTGTATTTTGGATATCCAAATTTTATCATTAGGATTTATATTTCGTGGTAATGGGTCATATAGTTTTAAAACTAATGATTTCTGTACCTCACCATATAATTCCTTTTTGTTAGTTGCTGGATTAATTCTAAAATCTGAAAATGTTGTTTCATCGATTCCCCATGTACCAATTAACCTATTATCACCATCACCTAGGTGCAAATAGTGTGTTAAAAATGGAGATGTATGTTCATCAAGTCCTTTATCTTCAAATTCACTAACAAATGCATTTCTTATATCACCAACAACTCTTCCTCTACGAAGTGTTAAATCTCCCTTATCAAAAGTAATATTTATTGATTCAACTTTACCTTTTGTTTTAGAATCACCTTCTGTATTATAAGGAATTAGTAATATTTTAAATTGTAATAAATCTCTATTATTTCTTAAAGTTTGAAATCTTCTACCTTTTCTAATAATATCTTGTATATTAAGTTGAGAAACTCCTTGTGGTTCGAATTTACCTAAGAAAGATTCTCTTCTTGGAGTATCAAGATATATTTCAACATAGTTCGTATTAATAGATTGCCAAGATATATTAAAATCTGCATCATATCCTTTAAAATCCGCTCCTTTAATTAATTGTGGATAGTTTATATGAGTAATATCTGGACCAGGTAAATATGCTTTACTTTCTACTGCAATTACTACCTTTTGAGTTTCACCACTTCCTCCTCGTTTTGAAACAGGCTGAACATATAATGTATAATTTCCTGCACCATTGGGAAAATCACTTGGTGATAATGTAATAGTACCTCGTAATGGTATTGTTTTTTTGTTCTTACCAAGGATATATAATAAACTATCTGCATCAATTGACTCGTATGATATCTTAACAGAGTTTCTATCCGCTAGATTTAACTTAACACTACTTCTATTTAATTTAACTGCTGGTTGTGTAGGTACACTTGCAATAGGATTTTTAAATACTTGAACTTGTATATCTGTTTGACCACCTACAAGTTGAATTGTTGTTTCCAATCCCTTTCTTGAAGTAACCTTTTTACCATTAGATGAATATTGAAATTCTCCTCTATGTGTAAAATCAGTTATACCATTTGCATAAAATGAAATACTTGGTATAGGGTCTCCTTCTTGTCTTTCAATTTTAAATGTTACAATATCATCATCATCTAATACACCCCCAACTTGTCCATAATTAGTTTTCCAAAGAATGGTATCATCCGTTGGTACATCACCAATTATGCTAACTGAATAGCTTTCTTCAATGATAGGTGGTTCTATAATTTCAACAGATGATTTTCTTAAACTAAATCCACATCGTAGTGCGTGTGATTTAGGTCTTATAGATACATCTGCAATTTTAGCATTTGAATTCGGTTGTTGTACCCATTTACCATTTATTTTTCTCTCTAATACAATTTCGAAATAATTAAATCCAACTGTACCTAATGATAGTTTTGGTGGTGCTGGTTTTGGTAAAGACTTTCCCTTAACAGGTCTCGAAAATAGTGGCTCAATACCAAGACGATTGTTAAAATTAATTTTTGGAGATGATGGTTTAGGAGCTCTTCTTTTTAATAGCCTATTAAAATTGGGATTAATTCCTCCCCTAAAATTACGTTCAAAGGGATTGTTTCCTCCGAAGTTGATATTTTCTCCTTTTCTACCAAATTGTTCAGTTATTGGGTCAAGGAAGTCCACATCCATGTAATCTCTAAACTGACCACTACCATCAGTAGTTGCAGTGATTGTAGGAGTGTTATTTCTTACATTACCTCTAGTTGGTTGTGGGTTAGTACGAATTGGTGGTGGTAAATCAGGTTGTACAATATCAATAACTGGTTTTACATCTTTATATAAAGTTTTTTGTTTAGAAGATATTCTCCACTCATCTCTTGATGTAAATCCTGCTTTTTCTACTGTTATTGTCTTTCTACTAAGTAATTCTTTTTCTGTAAAATTTAAAACTTTGGAATGAAAATCACCTGAACCATTTGTTGTACCCACAGATTTACCATTTACTTTAACTTCAGCTGGTCCTCTATCACTCGCTATGGTCACAGTAACTGGTGCATTTTTATCCTTTACCACAGGTTTAATCTCTGGTTTTGGATATCTACATTTACCATTATCGTAAGTTGCTCTTCTATCAAAGTTAGTTGCCTTCGAATCCATACACCCACCTTTTACAAAAACACGAGGTGGTATTTTTATTGGGATAATTGGATTTGGTGGCAAATCAGGTTTTATTGGTGGTGGTGGTGGAAGTATCGGTTTTACGAAACGAGGTTTACTTATTTCTGGCACAGGACGTTTCGGTACAATTATAGGTGGAGTAGGTCTTGATACTCTACCTCCACCTCCGCCTCCACCGTTACCAATAGGACGAAGTACCTCTGGTTCATATCCGAAAGGATTTTCCCCATTAGTTCTTCCAAAGTTATCCTCATAACCTCTGAAATCATCGTAATTAAATTCTCTTCTGTTTCTCATTTATATCCCAACAATATTTCTACTATAAATATATAGTTATTATCTTCTTTTGTATCTTTTAGAAAAAGTTGGCATTATACCCACCCATTCTCAACGTTGAATTATTACTTCTGTTATTTCTTCCGTTATTAAATTCAATTGCTCCATCAAAATTTCCTCCCATTGCATCTAATATCTCCTCAACTTCTCTTGAACCACCAAAACCGCCAGAATTTCCACCAGTGATTCTAGGTGGTGTATTTTGAACTATTTGAATTGGTTTATCCACAACATCAACAAAAATTGGATAAGTACAAGTCCCATATTGCTGATAATTATCTGCATTTGGGTCAAGACACCTTTTTCGTGGTGGTGGAGTTGGTGGAACAAATGGTATTACTGGGTCAGCTGGTTTTGGTGCATATTTACACACACCAACTTCACCAAAGTTTATCGCTCGTGAATTATTACATTTATATTTTGGTTTAGGTACGGTAATTACTTGTGGATATGTTCCTCCACAGGTTCCTACTCGTGTTACTTTAAGACCAGGTACACTTGATATTGAATTTTCAACTGCACATATTATTAACGAATCATTCGGTTCTATTGTAGAACTTGTTTTTTGTTGATTTAACTTATTCTTATAAGAAAAAGATAAAGAAGAACCCACAAATATTTCTTCAAACTCTTCAATTACATTTGGATACTTTTGTAAACGGTTGTTACGTCTGTTATATCCTTCTCTATCACCAAATGGGTGAATATCATTAAATCTCTTTCTTTCTAAGAATTCTGGTCTTTGTCTTGTTACCCTACTTTGGTTCTGAACTCTATATTCAACAACAAGTGGTGGTGTAATTTTTATTTTTGGTATTTCTCTTACATCATTAACAAACTTCGGAGGTCCATCATCTCTAAAAGTTATTTTTAGAGCATCGTATTCAATACCAGATGATACAACCTTTCCTCCAGTTCTATCGGTATAATTTATTGAACCAGTTTCTGACCAAACATAGTATATTTTTGTTGTATATTTGTACACTGGTTTTGGTGGTGGAGGTGGTGGAGGGTCAACTACAACCTCTGTATCGGTATCAAGTCCTCCTCCTAAATCAGCAAAATCTTCAACCACTTCTTGATATTTACAACTACCATCATCTTTATTTGCATACTGATTATAGTTTACTGCACTCTTATCAGTACAACCCTCTACAACAGCAGCTGCTACTTCTGTTTCTTTATATCTACAACTACCATCGTTTTCTTTTGCTCGTGGATTATAGTTAAGTGCTTCTTTATCTGTACAACCTCTAACTATACCTCCTACTTCAGATGGTATGGTACTTGGAAATTTTTGATTTGCTTTAATAGTTTTTAATATTTTCTTAACCTTATCAAACGTAATTTGTTCATCTGCGGTTAATTCAATACTATTTTGTATTTTACGTTTTGGTAAATAATACTCAACAGAATTTCGTATAGCAGTTTCTGCTACTCTTTTTATTTTTGAAATTGTTAATTCTAATAAATCAGGATTATTAATTGATTTACCATAAGTGTTTGATGTTATATCCCAATCTTTTCCAACTATGAAATAATCCATAGACTCAAGATATCTAGCTTTTATATCATTTAACAAATTATCAAATGAACCTACTTTAAATTCTTGTTGAACTAATTTTTGATATCGTCTTCCATCACGAATTCTACCCTTACTTCTTATAAAGCTATCAACAACCTTAAAGATATCAATACTATCAATAAAGTTTCTAACATAATAAATGGTATCATCTCTAAAGTTTCCTTCATCGGTGAATAACCCATACCTTCTTAGTAAATCTTCATTAGGTTTATTTGTATTTTTTAAAGGAACAACTCTTATTTCGGTTCGTGTTGGTGATATTTCATGTATCCATAATTTATCAGTTTCTCCTTCTTCTGAACCGATTCTTCTGTTTAGTAATGTTATTTGAGTCTTGAATATACCATTAGAATATCCAGCTTCTCTAATTAATCTTTCTAAATCAATTATAAACTCAGATGCATCATTTGTCTTTTTAGTTTCTTCATTTCTTGTTATTAAAAAATAATCATTAATGTTTTTATCATCTATATGAATATATCTAACAAGTTTTGCATCCTCTCCTTGTGGTAGTTGATTATCATTTGAATCATATAAAATGAATTCAATCATATCAGACACACCAAGTCCGAAGTTAGATTTCTTAATTTCCTTTTCGAAAATTTTTCTATCTTCATTTTCTACGAGATATCCTTTTCTCTCTACTATTTCTTTAAATGTTTCTAAAGCCATAATCTATTAGGTTCTTCTCCTACTTCTTGCTTGCCAATAACGAGTTTTCATTTTAAATTTCTCATTAGTGGTTGTGTTTGTCCATTCTATTTCTGTTTCATAAGTTCCCTTACCAATACTTCCCCTAGCAAAAGTAACTGTTTTCTTACCAGGTGTTGAACCACCATCAGGACTTGCAGGAATAGTAAGTGAACTAGGAACACCTGTTAACCATTTTTTGTTTTTAATTACAGTTTCCGTTACGCTAAGTGTGACTGCTTCTTCACCTAAGTTATACCAATCATATTTAAGACCAGTTAATCTTCCCCTATCACCTTTCTTTCTATCATCCCATCTAGCAGCTTGTTCTGGTTTTCTATTTTTACTTGATGGATGAAGTGCCCAACCAACTGTACCCTTAACTTGGTATTGTCCTTTATCCTCAACTAACCCCAATAAACTTGTTTGTTTAGCTGCCTCAACTTGTTGTTCCGCTGCTTCTTGTTGTTGTTCGGCAACTTGTTGTTGTATCTCTTGTTGATTTTGTAACGATTTTACAATATCTTGTTGTGATGCTAATTGTGCTTGTAAGGTTTCTTTTTGTGCTTGTAACCCTTGAGCTTGTGCAGATAAAGATGCTCGTTCAATACCTTCCTTTGTACCCTTTATTAAAGAAGTCTGAAAATCTTTTAGTAAATCACTATATCTATCGGTTGCTTTTTCGGTTTCTATAATCTGTGCATCAAGTTGAGCTTGGCATGAATCAAGTTGTGATTGTAAAGATGATATCTCCCCCTCAAGTGAAGCAATACTAGATAACGCATTATCTCGTTGTGAGGTTATTGTCTTTATTTGTTTTTGTGCCTCTTCATACTTTTTTTCTAAACTAGTATATCTTGGTTTAGGAATAAAATCACCTCTTTGAACTTTTTTGGGTTTTATTAACTCATCAACTTTTACATCAATTGCCTTTTTAAGTTCACTTTCATCATAATTAGGTTTTTCAATGAAACCAGATGTTTCTCCCCCAAATGATTTTTGAGCTTCTAAATCCGCAAGACTCTTTAGTGGAGGCAATGTATCTACAAAATCAGCTTTGAATTTTTTTGTATCGTTTGGAGATTTGATTGGCTTTTTACCATATGGTATAAATTTCTCTGGTAATTTTACTGGATATTTAGAACCCTCTTTGAAATAGTATCCCGGTGGTAAAGCTTTACCATCTCTTTTGCGCACTCGGATTCCACCTCGTTCATCACGAGGAATTGCTTTAGAACCTTTTTTAACAAGTTCATCAATTCGAAATCTATCTTTTAACCCCATGTTATTTCTCTACGGTAAATGTTAAATCTTTATCACTAAAATATTCTACTACACCACTTCTTATTGTTTTTATTTCAATATAGTAATCTCTATTATATTCAAAGTTAGATAAATCTAATTTAAAATAATTACCATTGGCATCACAACTAACTTTTGTATAGTTATCATTGAATGGTATTATTACATCACCTGTTACGATATCTTTTATTTGATAATATGTTGTAGATGGTAAATAATATAAATCATTATAAGCGTATGTATTTGTATAGGTTTTAAGAGGATACTTTTCTCTACCAAAAACTCTAATCATTGGTGTACTCCCTACCTTATATCTTACTTTTAATCTTTTGAACGTTACATTAATTTCTTCAGAAGTTAATTCTGTTAATGAACCTGTTGTAAATACCGAATCATCCCAACCAATTCTAATTTTAGGTTGGTATATTGTTGCAGTTTCTTTACCGAAGAATTTTAATTCTCCATAATCAACTGTATCTGCTTCTTTTGCATCTGAATGTTTTACTATAAATCCTTCATTTGGTAGTGTACCACCAATCCAACTATTCATTGAACTGAGTACATTCATTTCTATATCACTCGATTGATATGAAAAATCTTGTGAACCAACCGAACCAGTGTACCATGTACCACCCTTTCCGTTAAAAGAACCACTCGTACCACTCGCATATCCACCATCTCCTAACCAACTTTCTGTGGATGTTCCTCTGTTTTCCCAACTTACACCATCGGTTGATATATCATCAAATCGTGTTCCAATACCCATATCCCATGATTGTGATATAGGATATGCATAAATTGTGTAATCCATAGGAATCTCATTTGCATCAGATTCTTTTAATAATAAATGAGCAGAACTCATTGTGATATCTCCACTAGCAATTGATTGTGATAATGGAGTAGTATCAAATTTTATTAATGCTCTTGCATTATCTTTAAGATTACCATAGAAAGTTTTAGATACCTCAATTATCTCATCCAATCCAGTGTTTTGACTTGGTTGTTGTAAATAAATTGTTGAATCTTTGGATGATGTTACGAAATGATACATTATACTACTCTCCCTTTTAAATCTTTATTTGGAAACTTAACCTCAAATACAGAAGGGTCTACTGATGGATACACCATTTTACCCTTTGTTGCTGCTTGTATATCATATGAATGTTCTGAGTATTTTCCTAAACACTTATTAGTAACTTCACATTTTGGTACAGATTGTACTCCCTCAATACTTGCTAGTAAAATTTCTATTGCAGATATATTAATTGGCATATTAAACGTCCAATTATCTATATTAAAATATTGCTTTAATTCTGATATACATTTTGCAAGTACTTCTCTTTTATTATATCCACCATAAACTCTTATTTCAAAATCAAGTCCTATGTTTATAACATACCCATCAATAATATTAATTCCATCTGTTAACATTCTATATTCTCCAATATATGTTTTCAGATTTTCTTTAACTGCTCTATTCAATATAGATAAATTTTTATCTGAGTTATATCCAAGAATATATAAGTTAATTGCAAATGGATTATTTTTTTCACCAGGACTACCCTTTTTACTTTTTAATAATCTTTTAACTTCTTCTCGTGTTTCTGCATCTGATAGGTTTTGGTCTTTAACCATGTTAACCACACCCATTAGTTCTTCAATTGAATCAGTATCTTTTAATAATGAACCAGGTGAGTTATTATCCAATTGACCATCTGGTGAACAATATGCCTTTGCGATTCCACCATATTTAGGAGGCAATGCCAATGCTCTAACTTGATAATCTTTTCTTGTTACTGCTCTACCTTGTGAACCAAAGTTAGCTAATGCGTTTTCTCTAATCTCATCAATAGTTTCTTCACCCCTACCACCAGTTGCTGGAGTTTCATTATCAACTGCTACCGAAGCTTTCATTTTATTATATAAAGTAGATTCGTTTTGTGAAAATGTTTTTACATCATCATCGAATTCAATTCTTTTTATTGATGTTAGTTCTCCCTTAGAAACATTAGAAGATACACCACCACCCACTAGATAAGAAATTGTAAGAGTTGTATTTGAAGGTGCTTGTCCATAAGATGATGTTCTTAAGAAATTAGCAGGGTCAAACGTAGAACTCATTTTATCTATGGATGAATTTAATCCCAATCCAACATTTTTTGTACTTGGTATTAATACTTCATCATTTGTTGAATTACCACCACCAAATACTAGTGTAGTTGTATTATCTTGATTAATCTTAGTTACATATCTTTTTGAAGTTTTCAATACTTTTAATATATTTGATACAGAATCTTTAAATTGAGCTAAATCTTTATCAGTTTGCTCTGAAACTGGATAATCAACATATACCATTTCTTGTGCTAAGTATGGAACTTGATACCACTTACCACCATTTGCATCTCGTACATCAAATACATCAATTACATTTTTATCTGCAAGATTTATTTTAGAAAATTGTTGAGGTGAACTAAATGTTTTAGTTACGGTTTTTAATGTAGCTGAAATTGCTTTTACATATTTTTTAATAAGGTATTGTGTTGCTTCTCCCGCTGAATCAGTATAAACCGTAATTTCTCTATCAGTTGCATCATTAAAATCAACAAGTTCGGTTGTTCTAAACTGAACATTTGTTTTAGCTGCTTCTACAACCATACCTTCTCTTATTCTTAAGTAATAATCAGAATCTGGTCTGTTATCTTCTCCACTACCAATAGAAGGTGCTAATTGATACACCGCAATTGTTACGATTGCAGGTGAAGTAACTTTTGGTTTATATCCTAAGTAGTTTGAAAGAGCAATTACATTTTGTTTATCTTCTGCATATAACATTAATGATTCTTTCAATGAATCATCTGTATAGTATGACAATATATCTCCAAGATAAGATGCCATTTCTATAAACATCATACCAGGAGAAGCTTCGTTAAAATCAGAATATGTTTTAGGAAAATAAGTTTTAGAGTATTCAATTAAGTTACTTCTAAAAGACGCAAAATCTTTACTTAGATATTTTATATCTCTTCCATTGTTACTTTTAAAATTAGCTGAGTTTAATGCCATAATATTATTCCTGTACTACCAATGTTATTTCTTGTAAATCAATATCGTTTCCAACTGTAAATTGCAAATTTAAATTTACTTGATTTTTATCTTTTAATTCACTTGCCATATCTACATCAATTGCTTCTATTCTAATGTAAGGTAACCAATACTCTACACTTTTTAAAATAGTTTGTTGGATGTTTTTTTTAAATTCAGTATCATCCATTTGTTCGAATAATAATGACCTTAGTCCTGAACCAAAGTCTGGCTGCATTATTCTTTCACCCTTTGCAGTTAATAACAAATTTTTAAGATTAGCTTTTGCTTGCTCAAGTGATGTAAATGCTTGTGAAAAAAATCCTGTATTACCACCTTGTATTGGTAGTGTAATTCCATATGCATAAGAATCAAATTCTTCGGAATCTTTAAGTGTTTTTTTACCAAGTATAAATGCCATTACTCACTCCCCTTATCTTATTTTTTAAATTTCTTAACCAATGCAGAATTATCTCTGTTTAGTATTTTATCAAGACCGGCTAAACCTGTCTTAACTCCAAGACCATTTTTACTTGGTCCTCGTGATACATCTCCATACCCCATTTTTTGTGCCATCTGTGTTCTCATTCCCTCAACTCCAGCTCCTGCTCCTTGAGATGTAAATGATACGGTTTTATCCATACTCTCTTGAATTGGTTCTTGTTGTGGTAGAGTATCTAATACTGATTTTCCACCAACTGGTCCGCTACTTCTCTGTGCCTTTGTAAAGGGAGTTGTCATATTTAAAACCTCGTTTATAGATTTGTTTTTAGAATATGTTTTCTTTGGTGTTGCTCGTTCTTGTTCTAACGCAAGTTCTACTTGTTGGAAAGGGTCTATCTCTTCACTAACGACTTGCGTTGAGGGAACGGCTACACCCCCCTTCACCTCTGCTAATCTTCTACTTACTTCCTCTTCCAATATCCTTGGAAAAGTTTTCGATAAAAAACGTTCTTGTTGTTTGGCAGTTTCTACCTCAACAAGAGTTCTTATTACTTTTATTAATTGTTTGTTGTTCATTTTGATTCTGTTTATCTTAATATAAATATATTACTATTAATTTTATGGTTATTAACCTGGTACTAAGTATGCTGGATGTATCAAAACACCAGGTGCTACGGGTGGTGGTGCACCAGGATAAATGGATATTGTTGAATACATAAATACGGTTGTTGTTAGATGGGTTTGCATACCAGCTGCAAGTAGTGATAAAAAAGTACTTGTTTCATTAGTATTTGATAAAGGACCGATTGGAGACCAAGCACCTGGATTCATACACACCGCTGCAGTTGTTGTTATGTTTTGAATTGCTCCAGTTGCTGGTATTATAGGAGGAATTCCAACTGTAAGTGTAGCACCTGTCCAAAACGCAACTACTCCCTTACCAATATCATCTGCAAATGTATGCAACCCATCAGTTTTTGATAAAGCAGTTGCACACGCTATAGCTACCAACGCTTCCATTCCTGCAGTATTTCCCGCAGATAATGGAATCATGTTTGTATCTTGAAACCCTCTCAAAATACACATATTATATTCTTGAGTAATCTTTTTAGCAAAATCAGTAAATGCACCTATACCACCTTGGTTGGTCATATAGTTTTCCATATTTGCTTTAAATGTATTGAATGACATATTATTACTCCGTATAATTTAAAGTAGATAAAAATGTATTCAATTTTGATTTAATCTGATTAAAGGTAGGTTTGTTAGTTGGACCAGGTGCAGTTGGACCACATGGAGTTTGAAATACTTGTACATTTATGGCATCAATTAACTCTTCCATTAATCCAAGTAGAGTTTCACCTCTTACCAAAGGTTCTGTTGTTTCTTCGGTATTTAAATATATTTCACCACTACCACCTAAAAAATACATATTATTATCATTAGTAGTTGTTCTATATTCTCCATTTAAATCTATTTCAGCACCATCTAATCCATTATCGATTGTAAGCTTACCATCGGAAATAAATGAATAATCTCCTTTAGAAAAGAATATCATTTCTGAATCTTTAGAAGATAGTATTATTCTACCACTATTAATTAAAATTTGGTCTGTTGCCTTTAGTTCTTCAGGTGGGGTATGATATATAGGTTCAGTTTCAAATGGAACATCAGCAGTACCAGGAGTAAATGCTAACTCATAATCTCCACTAGTTATAGCGATAGTAGAACCATCTTCTACAACATCCTCTTCTGTTATTTCAAACTCTTTTAAATCTTCAATAGATTTATCATTTTGCCTATTTCTTATTAGTATAGTTGGAGCAAAAACATTTTCTTCATTGTTATATCCACTAAAACGAATTGATTGTCCAAATCTCGATTGTATTACCTTATCACCTTCATAATATACAAGTGGATTGATTTGTGTTGGTTCAAAATATTCTCCAAGTTTATTACTTCTATCACCATCACCTCCTGAGTTTGGAGTTCCTGTTTGAGATGTTTCTGAATATCCGGATGAATTTGAATCTGAGTTTTCTACTGGCAATCCTTGTAGTTGTGCATCCTCAACTGCATTACCTGCATTGATATCTATATTATGAATTCTTTTGTAATGTGAATTACCACCCACTTTAATTAATTCAACTACCTCACCAAGTAATGGAAGTCCTTCATCGATATTAAATGGTGGGTAATCATTTAAATCATCGAAATCATATGAAGTATCTCCCTTTTCAACAATTTTAGCAAATCCAAGTACTGAATCTAAATCCGATACATCTGAAGTTATATCATCTGGTATTGTTATTGATTCAAACTCTGTATCATTAATATGAACATATACTACGGTACCTGTAACTAACTTTTGTTTATTATTTTGATTGTTAGTTAAAAAACTAGAATTTGATTTTTGTATTCTTTGCATTACTCTCCAACCTTTTGTTTAAGTTCTTCTATTTCGTTAGTAAGTTCATCAACCTTAACATCTTGTTCATCTGCTACTTGTAGAATAGTTTCATCTAATTGTCTTAGTAGTTGTTCTTTTTCAATATCAGAAAGAAAACCAGTATCTCCTTCTGATTTTTGTGCTGCACCTATAATTCTTTGTGCAATTGCACTCATCTTAATTAATGATTCATCGTTTCTGATTGATGAATCAATTAAGTCTTTTAGGATTGGTCCTATTACTGCCATATCCCCAGCATGTCTGATTACATTTCTCATTTCTGAAATCAGTTCTGATATTCTTTGTTTCTTGTTTTGTTGATTATCATAGATATCTTTAAACAATCCACTAAGGTTTTTTCCAGGAAATAATTCAAATTCTATACTCATGATTATACCATATTAGTTGTATATAAATATAGTAAACGAAAAAACCCCACTTTTAGTGTGAGGTTTAATCTTAAACGCGTTGTTAGAATTACTTCTAATCCTTACTTCTTAATAATGTGGTACAGTACAAAAGCCCCTACAAGTCCTAACAGACCTTCAGCACTTAAACTTCCTAGAATGCCCATAATGTTATCAACTACTGATACTTCTGGCCAAAAAGGGATGTTTGTACCTTTGAAGAGTACTTCAAGTACAACTCCCAAGGCAATGATGCTAATACCAATTTTTGTTAATTCTTCAGCCCAAGAGCCTATTTTTTTCAAAAATTCCATATTGTTCTCCTTTTGTTTTAATTAAATGTGAATAACTTTTCCATCTTGCAAAACTAAGGGATATCCGTTAATAACTATGGTATATATGATAAAAAAAATTACAATATATATTCAACCTTCAATTAAATAAGTGTATTAGGGGTTTATATATTTATGTATAAAAAAACCCCACCGATTGGAGGGGTATTTTGTACTAACCACTTTATTATACGATTAGAGATTTCCGAGGTAATTTATAACTTAAAACAGTGTCCTCTATCTTTCAATAAGTATATTTTAATAATTAAATAATTGTTTTTCTAATAATATAATTTCCAAGTACAAGAGTGTCCATTTCACAATCAAGGAATGTTTTTATTGCATCTTCTGGTGTTAGAACCATTGTTTGGTCTTTTAAATTGAAAGAGGTATTGATAACAATTGGATACTCATTATCTATTTCAAGTTGAGTTAATAAAGAGTATATTCTTGGATTATCTTTAGAATCTAAACTCTGTATTCTTGCAGAATTATCAATGTGTGTTATAGCAGGAAGTTTATCAACGAATTCTTTCTTAACCTTTACTACTTGATTCATATATGGAACTAATCTATTATATTTAAAATATTTAATCTGTTTTTCTCTATGTACAATAGGAGCAAATGGTCTAAACCCTTCTCTTTTTTTAATCATCATATTTAAACGAGATTTCATTTGAGGGTCTCTTGGATTTGCTAATATAGAACGATTACCTAGTGCTCTTGCACCAAACTCCATTCTACCCTCAAACCAACCAATTATATTTCCATCAGTAATTTCTTTAGATATAATTTTTATTATTTGAGGATTAACTACATATTCTCCATAGATATATTTCTTAAATTTATCAATAGTAGATTTTATAGATTCCTTTGAATACTCTGGACCTAAATATGGATTGGTGTTTATCTTTCTCAATGATACATTATTATCATAGTAATAATGTAAAGCACATCCAATTGATGAACCAGAATCAGATGGTGCAGGTGGTATCCATAAATTATTATAAGAAGTTTTTTCTAATATCTTTCCATTTGCAGTTCCATTATACGCACAACCTCCACTTAAACATAAGTTACGAGATGATGATAACGAAAAAGCTTTTTCCAATAAATTAAAAAAATATTTTTCATATATAGCTTGTACAGATGCCGCTAAATCTTTATGGTCTTGTGTAAGTGGTTCTTCTGGTAATCTGTTTGGTAGTTCAAGTAACATTCCAAGTTTTTCATTAAACATATGTGTATCTGAATATTCATATGTAAATAAATCCATGTTTAATTTAAAGTTACCCTCTTTACCTGATATAATTGAATCGAATTTATCTATATACCTAGATGAATCACCATACGGTGCCAATCCCATCATTTTATATTCCCCTTCATTTGGTTTAAATCCCAAGAATGCAGTAAATGCAGAATAGAACATTCCAAGTGAATGTGGAAATTTTATTGAATCTAATTTTTTAAGTTTGTTTTTTGTTCCCTCGTATATTGTAGTTGTTTCCCATTCACCAACCCCATCAACTGAAACTACAATAGCGTTATTGTATGGAGAAGTATAATATGAATACGCTGCATGAGATAGGTGATGTTCGGTAAACACAACATTTGTTTTACTACCAGTATAAGAATCAATATCTAACATTAATTCTTTATATGCAGTTTTGTTATTACTAATAATACTTTTTCTGTTAAAGTATTTTAATACTCCACCTTTTTTTGTAGAGGTTTCTATTCTATCTAATTTTTCAAAAGGAACTTCATAGAAACAAATAGAATCTAAATCTTCTTTGGTTATAGAATACTTTTTAAATAACCAATCAATCGTATTATGTGGAAATGAAGAATCGTGTTTTATACCTGTGAATCTTTCTTCTTCACACGCTCCTAATACTATACCATCTTTTATTAAAGATGCCGCTGAGTCATGATATCCACAACTAATTCCTAATATATAACTCATTAATATTTTTTATTATAAGTAATCAGTATCTATAAAATCATTATTCTTTTCTACACCAAACTTTTCTTTTTCTGTTCTGAAATCCCCATGTTCAAGATAATCATTTAACATTCTCTTTTGATGTATTTTCATTACATTGACAACTTTAGTAATGTAGTGAGTTTTACAATCAGTCATTTCTCTGATTAACAGATATAAATGTTTTTTATTAAAGTTTTCAATATGCTCACTTCTTCTAAATAATTCTAATACAGCATCTGCTATTTGTAAATCTCTTTTCTTTGTAAAGATTGAGTTTAAATTACTATCCCAAAATTCTAACATCAATTGTTTAAAATCTTTGAATTCATTATTTTCTTCAACTTCATTAAAATCATTTTCAGGATTCCATGTTTCGGGCATCTGTGAAAGGAGATTGTTTTGTTTCCATCTTTTGTAGTTACCATTATTTTTTAAAATTAAATGGTTCTTTGCTATAATTGTAAAGTAAGAAAATGCTCTACCTTTACCAGGTTTGAACATATGCATTTTTTCTACCATCGTAGATACTACTTCTGTTTGGATATCTTTTTTTGGTACATCGAAATAAGAAAACTTGAATGTATTAAGAACATTTTCTGCAAGTTTTTCGAATGGGTATTTGATTCCTTCTTCATATATCTGAGACCTTTCTTCAAAATTATCACTTGCATTATATTTTATTATTGCTTCCTGTGCAGGTGTACCAAAATAAATTTTGGATTTTTTTCTCCTTTTTTTCGCCATTATATTTCGTTGTTTAACTCTTCTATTATTTTTTTTATTTCACTAAAGCTTATACCAACCTCATCATCTTTTTCAAATGCTTGTTTAGTATCTAGTTTTCTCATTGAAGTTAATGCATTTTCTACCTTATCTCTAGTTGAATAAATGGTATTTACTACCCTATCTTCTAATTGTTCGTTTTGTTTTAATAGGTTTCGAACTCCTATTAGTAGTACGATATTTATGACTACCGAAATTCCTATAACAATATTATAGGTAGTTAATAATTCTATCATGAATTTGGTTTTAATTTAATTTCATAACCACTAAACTTATTCATATAAGAAGTGATTTTTGTTCCATTACCATCCTTAAAAACTTTTCCATTTTTAAAGTATCGTTTTACAGAACCCTGTCCTCCAAGATGTGCAGCTGCTAATATACCACTTTCTGTTATTAACATTCCATTAACAGTTTGTCCATCGAATACATCAATGTACTTTTGTAATTTTTCTTTGTTGTGTAGTAATAAAGCCATCATTGCTTCTTCTTGTAGTTGTGGGTTATTTAGAAATTCTTGTTTAGTTACTTTGAATCCTAATCCTTTTAAAGTACTTCTTCCAAATTGATACTTACCCATGTATCCCCACTTGTTTGTTATGTGATATCTATTACCACTTTCTCTGAATCCTAATGCATCTAAAAAGTTTTGTAACTCTTCTTCATGATGCAATTCTAGTAGGTATTTTTCTTCTTCAATTTTACAGAGTTCTTCTTCTCTTTCTTTTTGTAAATCAATTAATTCAGTTTGATTAGTTGATTTATCTTTAGTTACTGCGGAGTCAATTACTCCAAACGATAGTCCTGAAAGTACTAACGTAAATATTACTTGTCTTTTCATAAGGTCTCCCTTTAATTAAACATATTATTCTACTAATATACGAAAAAAATTCCATATATCCAAATAAAATGTAATAAATTTTTAGGCTTCTCCATGTGGTCCAAAATACATGGAGCTCATAACTGAATCATCTTCATCATCTGAGGTTGTTATCTCAATTGAATTTATTATATCTTGAATATCATCAAGGTTATCTTCAATCTTTGTTTGTAATTCTTTTTCTGTAACTAACTCGCTTTCAATCAAAATATTTATAAGTGTTTGTATAATCACATTTTGTGTTAACAACCTATCGTTAAGTTTTTTTATTTGTAATGACGTTGAGTTCATGTAGTAGTTCTTTTATAGTATTTGGATTATCATCTCCGTAGATTAAATCTCCAAACGCCTTTGTTATTGATTTATTACTATAACCGATTGTAGATGCAAGCCTAACACAAACTACTTTGAATTCGTGAATATCCATATCATCTGGTACATCTAATTCAATCTTACTTACTTCTCTATTATGTTCTATGTAGTCTTTATCTGTATATGTAAATATAAGTTTTCCCATGTTTTAGTTTAAATTATAAGATTTCACAACCAACTGAAAGTAGTGGTTCTGCTTTTTTGTATTTCATAAATTCAGTAGAACCATCTGGTAATTTTACCATTACCCTTTCGTTTCTACCATATTTTTTTGGTGCAATAATTGTAGTAGTATATCTTCTTGAAGAATCTGTTATAAGAACTCCATTAAGGTGGTCTATCTCATGTTGAGCACAAACACACTCTAATAATCCTTCATCTGAAAAGAATTCATTAGAATCTTTCCATTCAGAATCTACCTTATCTGGTCCAAATTCTACTACACCTAAATTATCACATTCTAGTTTAAATGATTTATGTCTTATTGTTTTAACTGGTTTTCTCATGGTTTTATCTAATGATAAACATTGCTCTACATACGCAACAGTTTCCTTAGATACATCAATAACTCGTGGATTAATTAATACCAATGGTTCTTTAACATTAATTACACACGCACGAATATCCAAACCAATTTGATTTGCAGATAGTCCGATACCACCATGTTTAGTAAGTTCTGTTAATAAAGTTGTTGATATTGAATCAATTTCTTTTTTACTCATTGGTTTTGCAATCAATGGAGTTTTTAATTGACTTTCTTTTTTAATTAATTTCATCGAATAAATTTAATTGTTTTGTTACTAATTTTCTTTTCGTTACATCTCCACCAAAAGGTCTTTCATATATTGTTTCTCCCTTATCAGGTGATTCATATATTTTTATATCCTTATGTTGGTTGAGATATTCTTTTTCTTTTCTGTATATATCTCGTACAACCTTTCCCAACTCCATATCGTTTGGGTAATCTTTTACTAATTGTTCTATATTCATTATTCTGCTATGTTTAAATATTTTTCTAATAACCAAGATGAAGATTGTACTTTATCTCCCAATCCCCATACTGAATCTATTCCATATGAGTTACATACATCGTTCTCTGGTGTAGTTGTTTCTGTTCTATCTCCTCCATTACCAAATGCCATATTACCTTTCAACTCACCTCTTCCTTCTTTTATCCACTTTAATCTAGCTTCATCTATAAAGTCAATTGCAGTATTATCTCCACTTGATTTTGGATTCATTATATAAACCCAATCAACTGCTTTTAGATTACTCATAATGAAAGCTCTTTCTTGTTCTTTCATAAATGATTTACCTTTTTTTCTTCGTAACCAACTATCGTTGTTTAATCCAATCCAAACTTCATCTGCCAATTCTTTAGCTATATTAATACACTCAATGTGTCCTTTATGAACAGGGTCAAATCCTCCACTCAATAGTATTACTTTATATTTTTTAGTCATCTTAAGCTATTTGTTATACAAATATACGAAAAAATTTTCATATATCCTAATTTATTTCCAATTAAATCCTGCACCCATGTGTCCAAACCCAGCAGTTCTACCGAATATTGGATTTCTAAGTTCTAGGAAATCAATAATTCCATTTGGAGATAAATCATATCCTTTAATAAATTCGTGTTTTCCATCAACAATTGCTGTTGCTTGAAGTGGTTGATTATATCCAATTGCATATGCAAGTTGTACCATCACTTCCTGTACCTCTGGTCTTTCTTCTAAGATATCTACTGCGATTCTTCTTCCCATATATGCCGCACTTCTATCTACCTTCGTAGCATCCTTCCCACTAAACGCTCCTCCACCAATTGGAACTCTCGGTCCGTAATTATCTACTGCTAACTTTCTACCAGTTAACCCAGCATCAGCAGTAAACCCACCAATGTTCCAATCACCTGCAGGATTACAATGTAATGCTTCAATGTGATATTGTGGATACCTACTAAAGAATCCTCCCACTAAACCTTCTAACATTTCGGTTGGTGCATTTTGGAATGAACAAACAACTCTAAGTGAGTTACCATTCATAGTAACTTGAGTTTTACCATCGTATGGATATTTATCAAATACGAATTTATTTAATTCTCTTGATAGATAATATTCTTGTGGTAAGAATTCTTCATTATCTCTACAAGCATAACCAATCATAATTCCTTGGTCACCTGCTCCACCAGTATCTACTCCATTTGCAATCTCTGGTGATTGTGAGTTGATGTTAATGATAACTTCAATCGTATCATCGGTAGTTATATTATGTACTGCTCTTACGATATCTTCTCGTGTTACTACTGCATTTGAAGTAACTTCTCCTGTGATAAACACCATACCAATTCCTCCACAAGTTTCAATTGCTACTCGTGAGTTTGGGTCTTGTTGTAAATGTAAATCTAATAATCTATCTGATATTCTATCACACATTTTATCTGGGTGCATCGGTGATACACATTCTGCTGTTCTAATCATCTTCTAATTTTTGTTGTAACTTTTGAATTTCTAATTTAATTTTTTGTGTTTGTGGTTTTACTAGCTTCAACCGTCTTATCTCTGCGGTAATTTCTTTTCTATTCATTTGTTATTTGTTTTTTTAAATCCTTGTACTTTTTATTCCACTTAGAAATTTCTTCCTTATAACCTTCTTTAATTAATTCTTGTTTTTCAAGTTTTAATTTAAGTTCTTTATTTTCTTTTTCGAGTTGTTGAATCTTAATCTCGTATAATCTTTTATGTTCCATAATTTAATTAGATAGTGGTGCTTTAATTGTTGGGTGATATTTGTATCCTTCTATTTCATAATCCCATTCTCCTTTTAAAATATCTACGTTAGAAAATTTTATTGTTGGTAATGTAAAAGAACTTCGTAATCTCTGTTCTTCTGCTTGTTCAATATGATTTTTATATAAATGAGTATCACCTAAGTTCCCAATCAGTTCACCTGGTTCTAAATTTGTTTCTTCACATAATAAGAGTAATAGAGTACCATAGGATGCAATATTAAATGGTAACCCTAAGAATGTATCTACTGAACGTTGATTCCACATTAGAGATAACTTACCATCGTTTACATAACATTGGAATCCATAATGACAAGGAGGAAGAACTACTAGAGGTAACTCACTTACGTTCCAAGCTGATACCATCAATCTTCTACTATCAGGATTCTCTTTTATATTTTTAATTAATTCTTTGATTTGGTCTTTACCACCTTTGTTTATCTCACCTGCAACTGGTGACCATTCTCTCCATTGTTTACCATATATTGGTCCAAGTTCTCCATAGTTTCTTGCAAACTCCCAATCTGATTTTATTTTTTGTATAAACTCTTTTTGAGTAAGTTCATCTTTATGTGGATATGCTTTATATGCATCACCATCCCAAATATGACAATTGTTATCAACTAAGTATTTGATGTTAGTATCTCCTTTTAGAAACCACTTCAATTCAGTCATCATAGTTTTAACTGCCATCTTCTTTGTGGTTAGTAAAGGAAACCCTTCACTCATATCATGTCTGATTTGTTTACCAAATACAGATATAGTACCTGTACCAGTTCTATCACCCTTTTCCTTTCCTTCTATCAAGATATCTTGCAATATCTTTTGGTATCGTAAATCTAAACTATTCATATTATAAATTATGTAATCTTTCTATTTCTTCTTTTATTTTTATATTCCAAGGTCCCCATGTGATATTATCTATCATCCATTTTCTATAATAAGGAGGAATTGATGCAACAGGTTTACCTTTATACTTTCCAAAGGTCATATAAACCTTTTCTATATCACCATCTTCGTTTTTCTTTTCTGCAAGATTGATACCACCCTCTAAGTGGATTCCTATTTCGTGCATTGGAATACCTGTAAGTTGCTTTTTACCTTCTCCAAACAATTCCCATTCTTCACCACCAGTATCTTTATAATATAGTTCTTCTACTTTACCAAACTTTTCTACTGAACCTACAAAATCTACAACTAAACAATCTTCTTTATCCTCGTGAATACGAGTTCCTCTTCCAACAAACTGATACCACCAAGATATAGATGCAGTTGGTCTACCTGTAATCAAACAATCTAATTCAGGATAATCAAACCCAACTGTTAGTACATTAACTTGTACAATAACTCGTATCTGTTGATTTCTAAATTCTTCTATGATTCTTTTTCTATCAGCTTTTGGAGTTCCTCCATGAACTACTGCTGCTTGTGGTATTCTTTTTGCAAGATTAGTAGCTTGTTCTATCGTTGGTACTGCAACTAATATAGATTTTCTATCTTGTACTTCTGCAATCTTCTTTACAATCTTATCACCAATGTTTTGATTCTC